CCGTAAGGCTGAACGCCGTGTGTGGCGGTATCGGAGGCCCGGCTTACATTTGCCCAATAGAATCAAACTACGGCTAAACGCGGCAGATCATGTACACCGGTTTCAACGCATACGACCGGCTTCTGACGCGCAAAGCCACGCAGGTGCAAGACCCCAATAACGCTTGGGCTGCACAGGAACCGCATTGGATCTTGATTGAAGATCTGATGGAGGGCACTTACGGTATGCGCCGCAAGCATCGGCGTTATCTTCCGCAAGAACCCCGCGAGCAAGACGAGTCTTACGACAACCGCCTAGCTCGTAGCGTCTGCCCGCCGTATTACCAGCGCCTTGAACGGATGCTGGCCGGCATGTTGACCCGCAAGCCTGTACGCCTTGACGACGTACCTGATCTGATCCGTGAGCAACTGTTTGATGTAGACCTGCAGGGTAACGATCTCAATATCTTTGTCTACGAATTGACGCGCAAGATTGTGCGTTACGGCCACGCTGGCGTGTTGGTTGATTTCCCCAGCGAAACAGAAGACGAACTGCAGAACATCACTGATACTGCATCGCTTCGCCCGTATTGGGTGACGTATACGCCGCGTGACATTCTTGGTTGGCGATCTGAAATCGTCAACGGCGCACAGAAGCTAACCATGCTGCGCTTGCGTGAGTTAATCGTTGTGCCTGATGGTGATTTTGGTGAGAAATACTTAGAGCAGATCCGCGTACTTAAACCCGGCTCTTACGAACTGCACCGCCAATCAGACACCAAAGGTCAATATGAAATGGTGGCAGAAGGCACCACCAGCCTTGATTACATTCCCTTTGCCGTCGCCTACTCCAACCGTGTTGGCCTGCTTGAGTCACGCCCGCCGCTGGAAGACATTGCCGAGCTGAACCTAAAGACTTACCAAATCCAGAGCGATCTGGACAACATGCTGCATATCAGCGGCGTGCCAATGCTTGCCTTCTACGGCTTCCCATCATCTGCCGAGGAAGTATCTGCTGGCCCTGGTGAAGCCATCGCCTTTCCTGCTGAAGGCCGTGCTGAGTACATCGAACCGGAAGGCAAGAGCTACGAAGCGCAATTCCGTCGTCTTGAACAGCTTGCTGGACAGATCAATGAACTTGGCCTGTCTGCTGTCCTAGGTCAAAAGCTCAGTGCTGAAACGGCTGAGGCAAAGCGGATCGACCGCAGCCAAGGCGACAGCACCATGATGGTCATCGCACAGCAGGTTCAAGATCTGATTGACAACTGCCTGCGGTATCACGCTGATTACCTTGGTCAACAGCAATCAGGCAGCAGCTATGTCAATCGGGATTTTGTGGGCGCACGCCTTGAACCCGCCGAAATCCTTGCACTGTTGCAGCTCTACACCGCAGGCACCATCACACAAAAAACACTGCTGGATCAACTGGCGCAAGGTGAAGTGTTGGGCGATGACTTTGACGTAGAAGAGGAACTGGAGGGCACTCAATCGGGTGGCTTGATTGAGCTTGGTGGCCCTGAAAACCTTGGCGCTGAAGATGTAACTGGCGAAGAAATGATGGCTGAAAACAACGATGACGCTATTGCTGAACAATGACGCAATCAGGCGTAACACCTCGCCTGCTCAACGTTGAGCAATTCAAGCGGCGTATTAACCGCAAAGATCCTGTTGCCAATATCTATCGCAACGCCATTGATCTCAATCGTTTCAGCAACGCTGTTGCCGGTCAGATCGTTCGTGATTACAACAGCATCATCCTCAGTGCCGTTGACGATCTAAAACGTATTGACCTTGGCGTACCCACGGCAGGCGGTGGCATCGTCAGTCCGGCATCAGTTCAGGCGCAACGACTTCGTGTTTTGTTGGCTCAACTGAGGGAATCGCTGGATAGCTGGGCGGAACGCAGCACGGCATACGCAGCCACCGAACTACAGGGCCTAGCCGAGCTTCAAACAGAATTTGTGACCGATCAACTGCGTCTTGCCGTTGCTGGCGGTGAGGCTGGTGCCCGTGGCATTGAGCCAAGCGTTATTGCTCAGCAGGCAGTCAACACAGTTGAGGTGGCGCCGAACTTTGCCGCTACTGTCGCCACTGTTGATCCAACGGATATCAACTTCACGTTGCCTGGCACGGGTGGCTTCAACCTGACGGCTGGCCAAGGTGCAGCGATCACATTGCCAAACGGTCAGGTCGTAGAGAAAGCCTTTCGCGGTCTTGCCGAATCGCAGGCGCAACGTTTCAACACCACGATCAGAACAGGCATCCTTGCCGGTGAACCCACGCCACAAATTGCACGGCGTCTTGTCGGCAACCTTGATTTTGGGCAACTGGCCAAGACCGCAAAACAGCAAGCCCTAGCCGGTGGCGAGCTGATCAAGATGGCTGACCATCAGGTTTTAACTGTTGTGCGTACAAGCGTGCAGCAGGTAGCTAACACAGCCAGCCAAAACGTTTACCAAGCCAATCAGGACGTAACCAAGAAATACCGTTACGTTGCCACGCTGGATAGCCGCACCTCAGCGATCTGCCGCAGCCTTGACGGCAAGGAATATGTTTACGGCAAAGGACCGCAACCGCCTGTTCATTTCAACTGCAGATCAACCACTATTCCAGTCGTTGATTACCGCGCCCTTGGCTTGCGTCCGCCCGAGGAAGTAATCGGTGAGGGCAAGCGTGCTGCGGAAGGCGGTCAAGTTTTGGCTAGTACCAACTACGGCCAGTGGCTACAAAAACAACCGAAGGCGTATCAGGAAGAGGTGCTAGGCAAATCACGCGCCGCCTACTTTGATCGCCTCAGCCAGAAGTTTGGTCCACAACAGGCATTAAGCCGAATGGTGCGTGAAGATGGATCAGAAGTCCCACTTAGAGTGTTGCAAGAACGCTACGGTTCAAACAATGGCTAAAAAGCCGACCAAGGCCGAAAAGAAGATCGGCAAGGTGATGAAGGAATACAAGGAAGGCACCCTGCAATCCGGCAAGCCTGGCCCCGGCAAAGGCCCCAAGGTCAAAAGCCGTAAACAGGCAATCGCCATTGCACTGAGCGAAGCTGGCAAAGCACGCAAGCCAAAAAGTAAAAAGTGATGGCACGCAAAAAGCCTGGCCTGTACGCCAACATTGCTGCCAAGCGCAAGCGGATTGAGGCTGGAGAAAAAGAACGCAAAGCACGTCCCGGCGAAGCCAATTATCCCGATAAAGACGCTTTCAAGGTTGCTGCAAAGACAGCTAAAAAACGTAAGCCGAAAAAATGAAAGGCAAGATTTGGCAAGGCGGTTGCACCTACCTCAAATGCTCCGACGGCATGATTGAGGGCCGTTTTGTCTTTCCTTGCCCAAATAGCCCCGAGGTGCTTGGTGCCTTAATGGGCAGACTGGCCGAGGGCGTAGAAGTCATCACCTGCACCGAGGATGATGATGAAGACGACAACGAGGATGACGATGATTGAGTATCGCGGCGAAAAGTTTGACGGCTACAACAAGCCGAAACGCACGCCTGACCATCCAACCAAGTCGCACGCTGTCTTGGCCAAGGAAGGCGACAAGGTAAAACTGATTAGGTTCGGTCAGCAGGGCGTGTCAGGCTCACCACCACGAAAATCAGAATCGGAATCAGACAAAATACGAAGGGCATCATTTAAGGCTCGCCATGCGGCCAATATCGCCAAAGGCAAAATGTCTGCGGCTTACTGGGCTGACAAGGAAAAATGGTGACCTACTGACGTTCCTGATGGTGTATCCAATCCTTTAGGCCAGTCACATATGCCCGTAACGCTTGCGCATTCCTCGCGTGCCACGGGTCACCCGTCGCTAAATATTCCATCATGTGCAGATCCACTGCCTTCAAACAGTGGTGAATAATTGGGTTCCATGGTCCGCGTACCGGTGTATCCCACTCGCGCCGTGACATGACGTGACAAGGTGTAAACCTACCTATACACTCTGATCGTTACCCTACGGGTCATTCATGTCTGAAGAGCAACTGCAGGAAGCTACGCCGACTGCAACTGGTGATGATCTTGATGCGCTTAAACGCAGCGTTGAGGCCCTAGAACGCAAAAACTTTGAGCTGATTGGCAAGCTTAAGGAGGCCAAAGAAAAAACGCCCAACCTGCCCGACGGGTTGAACGTTCAAGAACTTGTTGACTTCAAGCGAAAGAAGGAACAGGAAGAGCTTGAATCGAAAGGCAAATACGACGAAGCCCTGAAACAATACGCTCAGCAATTTCAAGAGCGTGAAGACGGCTACAAAAAGCGTATTGCCGATCTTGAGTCACAACTGACGGTTAATCAACTTGATAATCGTGTCGTTGCAATTCTTGCTGAACAAGGCGCTCACAATCCACACGATGCGCTGCGTCTAGTGCGTGATCAGTTGAAGCTTGACGACAGCGGCAACCCCATTGCTGTTGATGGCTACAACGAAATTCCCATGGATCAGTGGGTAGAACGCCTTAAGGCCGAACGCGGTTACCTGTTTAAGGCATCCAACATCAAAGGCTCTGGCGCACCTGTCGGCACAAAGGTCAGCAGTACCGATATCCCGGTCGGTATTAAAAACCCATTCCTACCCGAAAACTTCAACCTGACCGAGCAGTCACGTCTGTTCCGCACGGATCGTGATCTGTACGAAAAGTTGAAAACTGCAGCGGCTTCTGCTTAAGATGTAACCGTTAAACGCGAATGGTTACGCCGTTCCGTTATTGGGTTACGCCCGCAAACAGCAAATTCCCTGAGGATTCATCATGGCGACTCTTCGCTCTGATGTCATCATCCCCGAGATTTTTACTCCGTATGTGATCGAGCAATCGACTCTGCGGAACCAGTTTCTTGCCAGCGGCGTTGTGCAGCCCATGGCGGAACTGAATGCAACCGAGGGTGGTGACTTCGTAAACGTGCCTTTCTGGAAGGCAAATCTGTCTGGCGACCTGGAAGTTCTTACCGACTCCACCAGCCTGACGCCTGGCAAAATCACTGCTGACAAGCAAGTTGGCGTGATCCTGCACCGTGGCCGCGCCTTTGAGGCCCGCGACCTTGCTGCTCTGGCCGCAGGTTCCGACCCCATGGCTGCCATTGGTCAAAAGGTTGGTGAATACGTTGCCAACCAACAGCAGGCTGACCTGTACAAGTGTCTGGAAGGTGTGTTCGGCAGCCTGACCGGCTCTGACTCCCCTGCTTTTGATGCTCTGCGTTTTGACACCAGCGGCGCAACTGCTCTCGGCCCCCGCCAGGTGGCTAAGGCTCGCGCAATTCTGGGTGATCAAGGCGACAAGCTGACCGCTGTGGCCATGCACTCGGCTTGCTACTACGACCTCGTGGAGCGCAAGGCGATTGACTACGTGACCAACACGGAAGCACGCCTGAGCACTGCTGCAACTGGCGCTAGCACCATCAACGCTGTTGGCGGTTCTGTGGCTGCTGCCTACGGTGACGTTCGTGTTCCGACCTACATGGGTCTGAATGTGATCGTCTCTGACGACATCAGCAACAGTGCCGGCAACTATGCCTGCTATTTCTTCACCTCTGGCGCTATTGCCTCCGGTGAGCAGGCTGCCATGCGTACTGAAACCGACCGCGATATCCTCGCCAAGTCGGATGCCATGTCGCTGGACATGCACTACATCTACCACCCGGTAGGTGCTAAGTGGGCCGTGACCACCACCAACCCAACCCGCGCACAGCTGGCCACCGTTGGTAACTGGTCGAAGGTGTACGAAACCAAGAACATTGGAATCGTGCGTGCCACCATCACCTCCAACTTTGATTGATAGGAGGAACTAACGATGGCTTCTCAATTTGAAGTTTCTGCCGGTAAGTCGATTGGCTACACCTCCGGTCTCGGCGGTGCTGTCACTCAGGCCACCAGCAAGTCCACTGGTGTCACGCTGAACAAACCCTGTGGCTCAATCACCATGCACAACGCTTCGCTTGCGGGCGATGCCGAGGTTTCCTTCACTGTGACCAACAGCGAAGTGGCCGCTACTGACGTGGTGAACGTGTCCGTGAAGTCTGGTGCTACCACTGGTAAGTACCTGCCTTTCGTGACCGCTACTGCCGCTGGCAGCTTTGAGATCACTGTTTCCAACGTCGGTTCTACCGCTGGTGAAGCTGTGGTGCTCAATTTTGCCGTTCTCAAGTCGGCTGCTGACTGATGAGCATGTTCGCCTTCCGGCGGCTGCGTGAACGTGAGGCTCTGGCTACGGCTGGGGCCTCTTTTTCTGATGCAGAGCCTACGCCTACACTTGAAGTAACAGAAGATCAGCCGCTGTCTACCGATGGCAATAACAATCGACGCAACGGTGGGCGGCGCAAACGCCAACAGCTATCTGACACTGGTAGCAGCGGAAGCGATCATTGAGGGTTTTGTTCAGGATGACGATGTAACCGCCTGGGCATCGGCCACCACTGATCAAAAAAACCGGGCGTTGTTTACTGCCACGCAACGCCTTGATCGTGAGCGTTTTCTTGGTGCTCGGGCAACGGATACGCAGGCTCTGCAGTGGCCCCGTACTGGCGTGCGCAAGCCTGATACCTATATCAATACTTATGCCGTCGGCTTTCCATTCCGCATCACCACGGATTATTTCACCGACACCGAAATTCCAACGCAGATCAAATACGCACAATGCGTGCTGGCAACGTATTTGAACAACAATAAGGATGGGATGGCCCTGAGCGGACTGGAGGATTACAAGTCCGTGTCCATTGGCAGCCTTAGCGTCACCACTGCAGGCGCTAGCAGCACAGCCACTGGCGTTGATCGCATCCCGCCGATTGTGGAACGGTATTTAACCGGTCTTAGAATCAGTGGACCGGGCAACATTGCTATTCGCCGGAGCTGATCATGGCTGACTCTGATATGTACAACATTGGTTTTGAGTACATCAGTGATACCAGCGCTCACACCGGCAGGTTTTGGCGGCTCTACGCCCTTGCTGATGCAGTGATCAGCACAGCGACTGTTCAGAACGCCAGCGGCAATACCTTCAGCTCTGTGCCCTTGGCTGCCGGTGATTCAATTGAAGGCGTATTCACAAGCGTCACTCTGGCAAGCGGCAAAATTGTCGCCTATAAAATCTGATCATGAGTGATTCCAACGTTCTCGGTATTGATTACGCTAAAGGCGCAACATTTATTGGCGACAGTACGACGCGCACCGGTCGTTGGGCAGCAATTTATTTCACAACAAATGCCCAAATTGACGCAATTGTTGCGCAGAACTGGGATGGTTCCACCTTGTCTGGTCAATCCATGAGCGCCGCCACAACGTTGTACGGTGTTTTTACAAGCATCAAACTGCAAAACGGTCACTGCGTCGCGTACAAGCTCTAATGGCACTTGCTACTTCACTACGGAAGACCGCTGGTAAATTGATGGCCAAATTCGGCGGCGAAGTCACCATCAGGCGAATCACCACTGGCGCGTACAACCCGACGACAGGCACGGCAACACCAACTGCTTCTGAGACCGTTGTGCGCGGCGTGCTTGAAGCTGTAACTGAACGTGAGCTAAACGACCTAATCAAGAGCACAGATAAGAAGCTGACGGTGGCTGCTGTTGATCTTGCTGCTGAACCCAGCGTGGCTGATCAGGTGACAATCTCCGGGCGGATCATGCAAACCGTACAGGTCAACAAGATTGAACAGGATAATCAGGCAATTGTGTTTGAGATATTTCTGAGGGAATGACATGGCACGCCAGATCAGGATTGGCGAGATTGGTCAGTATGCCGAGGGGCAGCTCAACAAACTGATCACTGCTGCTGTGCTGACGGCTGATGAAAGGCTCAAATTGCAAAGCCCTGTTGATACGGGCCGTTTTCGTGCAAGCTGGGCGATTGGTCAAAACGCTGCACCGTTTGAAGGTCAACCTGAAGGCAGTTACCCAAACTCGCCGCCGCCAGAAGCCGTCAACTACCAACTCGGCAATGAACAGGTCGGGAACGTTTACAGCATCCACAACAACCTGATTTACGCTGAACCTTTGGCCATCAACGGCAGTCGCAAATCTGGTGTACCCGGCGGCTGGGTTGATTCCATCGCCAAAGACATTCAAACTTACGTCAACGCTGAAGCGGACCGGATCGGTCGTAACTCATGAGCCTAAACACCATCCGTTCCTACATCGAAAACCGTATTGCCACGGAGTTTGCCGCCTCGCCTGCCATTCAAGTTGCCTATCAAAACGTTCCGTTCTCGCCGCCGAACAACGCAAGTTGGATTCAGACAAACATCATTTGGGGTGATTCGGCATACATGACGATCCTTACAACCTCTGCCCGTGGCACCGGGGCAGGCTTTGATCGTCGTAACGGCACCCTTGTTTTTAATGTGTTCACCCCGCGTGGGGCTGGGCCTGGTGCTGGACTAACCATTGCTCAACGCTGCATCAGCCTGTTCACACGTTTGCAGCTTGAAAATATAAAATTTGACCCCGCAAATGGTCCGCGTGCCATTGAACCCTCTGTGCCGGAAGGGTTTTTCCAAACGCAAGTAGCCATTACTTTTGAGGCTTACGAGCAAAGCTAGACTCATAACAGCCAATACCGTTCACAACAATGGCTGTCACTGTTTTGTCCGGCACGTCCGGCGCTCTGTATTACAAGCCCGCTGGCACCACCGGTACATTCGGTGAGTCTGGCGTGAATGCTGGTACTGACACGATCACTGTTCAGACTTATCTCAATCTGAAGGCGGGCGATCCTGTTAAGTTCCGCGTCGTCAATAGCCAAACTGGTGGATCTGGCACCGGCACTTTGCCTTCGCCTATTGATTCCAGCACCACCTATTACGTGTTGAGTTACACCGCAGCAACTGGTGCGCTCACCGTATCGACTGCCGCTGGTGGCACCATCCTTGCGATCACAGATGATGGCACCGTGGCTGCACCTAACGAATTTGAGGTGTACTACGCGGATTATGCCGCTGTTGGCCAGGTTCAATCCTGGAGCTTCGAAATTAGTCGCGCTGAAATTGACGTTACAGTCATCGGTCAAACCGCCGGTCAGTATGCGCCCTTCCGCGCCTATATCCCCGGTTTTGCTGATGGCAACGGCACTGCCACCATTTACGTCACCAACGAAGACAGCGCCCTGTCTAACCGCATGGTTGAAGACGTGTTGCAACGTCAGCAAGTTGGTTGCGCTTTCAAGCTGTACACCGACAAGCAAAGCACTGAGGCTCTTAGCCGCTCCATCGCCATGGATGCCGTGCTGCTGACGGCCAGCCTGAACATCAACCCCGACGACGCCCAACAGGTTGAAATTACCTTCCGCCCGTCTGGCGTGCCCACCTTCGACTTTGCCACTGCCTGATAAGGCCAGTCGGTTGGACTCCTCACGCCCCTGGCTTGCGCTGGGGGATTTTTTATGCCTAAAGTGATAACAAACGACCTGTTTTTATGCCTGCGCCGGTTTCGTCAGCCCTTGCCCGTCTGAAAAAGGCAGCCAACCTGACGCCTATTAAGCGTGTGGTGACCTTGGCAAATGGCGATGTGTTTGAGTTTTACGCAACACCGTTGACGATGGCTGAGCGTGAGCGTGCGCAGAAGATGCCTGGCGGTGATGATCCGAATGGATTTGCCTTGAATCTCTTGGTTACGAAAGCTGTTGATGACGCAGGGCAACGCCTGTTTCAAGCTGGTGAAATTGCTGAGCTAAAAAACGACGTGCTTGACGCTGACCTTCAAGCCATGATGCTGGCCATCATCACCAACCCTGAGGAAGGCAAAGAACTGGATATGAAAAGCCGTAAAGGCTGAGCTAAAGAAAGACAATCTGCTGTTGTTACAGCTTGGGGTAGCAAAAGAGCTGGGCTATTCATTGGCTCGGCTCAATGCTGAAATCACGCTAGAAGAGCTGCTGATCTGGTCTAGTTATTTTGAGATTCAGAATGAAGAGCAAGAACGTCAGATGAAACGACGACGGTAGACTGCTGATAGCAAAAGGGTTGTGCCGTGTCTGTCGTCGCCAACGTTGCCATTAACGTTGATAGCCGTGGCGCAACTCAGAAGCTACGCGAGGTTCAGTCACAAGCGCAGCAAACAGAACGTGCAATAGGAGGCCTTGGTGGTGCGATAGGCAAGCTTGCTGCTGCTTTTTCTGTCATTCAGGCGGCCAAGTTCGTTTTTGTTAGTACAGCGGAAATTGAAAGCCAAACACGTAGCCTCCAGGTTCTGACTGGCAGTGCCGAAAAGGCTGGACAGATCATTAAAGATCTTCAGCAATTAGGTGCGGCAACACCGTTTACCAGCACTGAACTAATTGATTCAGCCAAGCGATTGCAGGCGTTTGGAGTTGAAACGAATAAGGTTGTCGAAACAACGCGGCGTCTTGCTGATGTAAGTGGCGCCACTGGTGCAGAGTTAAGCGGTCTTGTCACGGCCTACGGTCAAGTCCAAGCGAAAGGCAGGCTGCAAGGCGAGGAACTATTGCAGTTCCAAGAGCGTGGCGTTGCGCTTCAACAGGTTCTACGCGAGGAATACAACTTAAGCGGTGAAGAATTTCAGGATGCGCTAGAGAAAGGGCGAATCAGCGCACAAGCTGTTGAATATGCCATTCAAAAACTTACATCTGCTGGCGGCAAATATGCCGATGGCGCCGTGGCGCAAAGTGATACGTTAGCCGGGCGATTCAGCACGCTGCAAGATGCTGTGCAAAACCTTGCTTCGCGTTTGGGGTCAATTCTTGCCCCTGCAATGCAGAGCATTTTGGGTCTTGCTATTGATATCGCAAATCAGGTTAATAACGTCTTTGAAACAATCTTGCTGCAGCGTCAATTAGGCGCAAACCTTTCGGCGCAACAACGTGATCGTTTGTTTAGGCAAGCAGGGCAAGAAGCTGAACAAATTGCTAGGTTGCGCGGAGGTGGTCGCATTAATGCAGATCAATTTACGCAATTACGCGAAGAGCGGTTCCGCGATCTAATGCGGACATACGGTTATCAGCAGGGCATTCTCAAGCCGCCTACTGCAACGCCGCCTGCCGCTCCAGTCACGCTGCCAGGGCTTATGGCGGCCACTGGTGGCAAGAAAAAGAAAGAAGGCAAATCCGATGCCGAGCGTGAGGCGGAACGTCTGCGCAAAGAACTTGAACGGTCGCTGGAAGTTGGTGATCAACTTGGGACTCAATTCAGCCGTCAGATTTTATTACTAGACGAAAGCTCAGAAATTGAACGCAAACGCCTGCAAATTCAATTCGACTTTGAAGATCGCACTAAGCAGATTGGTGAACTAAAAAATGCAGAACAACGAACGAATCTGACGACACTGAATGGCGAAATAAATCGGTTAGAGATTATTCAACTACAAACAGAGGAACTTAAAAAGCAAGTTGAGGAATACTACAAACGTGCCAGACTGACGGCTGGCGAAATGCTACCTGGTGGAGCCGGAGCATTTAGGACGGATATCAACCTTGGCCCGCAAAACAAGGTAGCGACATTTATTCAAGACGCGCAAGCGCAGCTACAGGATCTTGAGACTCGCGCAATCAGCGTCGCACAAGGAATTGGTGATGCCATTGCCACGTCTTTGGTTAGCGGCATACAAGGCTTAATTGCCGGCACACAAAGCGCCAAAGAAGTGTTTGCGAACTTCCTACAAAGTGTTGGTCAAATTCTTGCTCAGGAAGGTACCAAAATGATCGCGACTTATATCGCCATTGGTATCGCCAAGATGTTTGCCGGTCTCGGTTCAAGTGGCATGTTCCAAGGTGCTGGACCTGTTCAACTGCCAAGTGGCGGCGGATTTGCAGAAGGATTTAGCCTCCCAAGTTTGCTGCCTACACGTGCGGCTGGTGGCTCTGTAACAGGCGGCAAACCCTATGTCGTTGGTGAGCGTGGTCCTGAACTGTTTGTGCCTTCAACAGGCGGCAACGTCATGTCAAACAACGACCTGCGTTCTGCCATGGGTTCCGGTTCCGCTGCAGCAGGCGCACCAGTGCTCAACATGAGCTTCCAGACTACGAACATTGGCGGGGTCGAATACGTCAGCCGTGATCAGCTGGAGCAAGCTATGGCAGCCACCCGCCGCCAAGCCGCCAGCGACGGTGCAAAGCGAGGAATGACAATGACCTTGGATAAACTGCAACAAAGCCCTGGCACCCGTAGCCGCGTGGGTCTCCGCTGATGACTGCTCAATTCCCCGGCATCAAACCATCAGAGCGGAGTTTCCGTCTTGGGCAGTTTCCCACAAAGGTGTACCGCGCCTTGTCTGGTGCCACGGTCAAGCGAGCCTTTGGCAATCGCGCCTACGGCTACGAACTGCAGCTGACCTTCACAAACATCACCGATACCGCAGCATCCCAGCTGATCGACCATTACAACGGCACGTCTGGCGGTTTCAGTCGGTTTACCTTGCCCGCAGAAACATTTGCTGGGATGGACGCAACGCTAACCAGCAAGATCCAATCGCCAACACAAATTAAATGGGAATACACTAGCCCGCCTGAAGTGCGTTCGGTCTACGTGGGACGCAATACTGTGACGATCAACCTTGCCGGGGAGCTTGATTACTGATGAGCGAAATCCGCATCGCACAGTATTTCAAGCTGACAACCGCCGGTGGCGTCGTTCACCGCTACCAGAATTATTTTGTCGGCACTAACAGTTCGTATTTAAGCGAGTCCTACGGCTTTGCTCCGTTTCAGGCATCTGGTGCTCTTGCAACGTTGAACGGCGATAACGAAACGCTGCAGGTACTGTTCCCGAACTTAGAGGTTGTGCTGCGCTTGGTGGAGCAAGCCAATGGCAATCGCCTGAGCACGCTGCAGTTCACAAACGCATGGCTAAACGCCAGCGACCAAATCCTTACAGCGCTCACCGATTACTACGTCGGCATTGGCGCCAGCTTTAGCGAGACCACTGTTGAACTGCGTTTCCGCTCTGCAATCGACAGCGTGGGTAGCGCCTTCCCAGCTCGAACCCTGACACGCGAAAACGTTGGCCCGCTGCCTCTTAACAGCGAGCTGTATTTACGGTGAACGACCTAATCGGCTTGAAGCGTGCATGGGGCGCCTACCCCGGCGATGGTTCAGGTACGGTCGATTGCTGCCTACTGTTTGCCGAGGTTCGCCGCCGGCTTGGCTACTACGACCACACGCCAGATTTCGCTTGGTACTTTGAGCGCTATACCGACGACACCTTTCCGCGTCGGATCATGGCGAAATGGCTTCTGCAAAACGGCACGCGGCTAGATGGTCCTGAGCGTCACGCGGTTGTGTTGCTGCCTGGTACAAAGGGCGGCGCCATGGGTACAGTGATGGACGACGGCAACGTGCTTTTTATTAGCGAGAGATCCGGCGTGGTGCTGGCTCCGCTTCCACCCGATTACGGCCATTACTTCAGGCTTCACAAATGACCCGCCGCCTACTGCCCTACGAACACCAGCTGATTGCTGAGCTGGGCATTAGCGAGCAGGAATACCTGAACTTTGTACAGGCCCAATTTGACCATACAAAACTGCCTGAAGACAGACTGCTACTGCCACAAAATGATCCTGGAACGATTGCGCTTGTTCTGACAATTGTTGGCGTTCTGTTTCAAGTTGGCGCAGCATTACTGGCGCCTAAGCCAGAACTTCCATCCCAGCAAAATCAACGCCGTAGACGCGACCAAGCGTTTTCCCCGCGTTTTGGATTTAACAGTTCACAGGAATTAGCCAAATACGGCGATCCGGTCAACTTGGTCTACTGCAACACCGACCAAAACACAACGGGTGGCGTCCGCGTCAACACCTCGTTGGTCTGGTCTGCAGTCAAAAGTTTTGGATCTAGTCAGTTCATGCAGATGGCCGCAGTTATTGGAGCGGCAAACATTGACCCAGCCGGTATTGATGTAGCGCGTACAGCCTTCGGTCAAGCGACTTTACGCCAGCTTGCAGCACAAAAATACTGGCTTTATTTGCGTCAAAACGGGATTTTACGTTTTAGCGATTTAAAATTTGGCAGTGGCGCGGACCCGACAACTGGAGCTGAGTCATCTTCAGCTTATGTCTTTAAAGCATCCCTTTCTGGAGCAACAAGAGCAGAAGGATTTAGTCAAGCATTTTCACCATCTACAGCAACACGCTGTGGCGTCACAGCTCCAATTCCTATCAACGTTTTATATCTAGACCGCGACGAAAAAGGTAGCTCTAATTTACGGGCTGATTTAGGCATTGAATTAAATGGTAGAGGCGGTTACTGGCCAGATAATCTTCTTGATAATTCACGTCCTGCCGTTCCTGTTGGAACAGTTTTCACACTCCGCTTTAAACCTCTTAGTAGCAGCGGTGCCAGTGACGTAAGACAAGCGGCATCCGAATTGCGCCGCACGATGTTGAGTTCGATTGATGCTGCCAGCACCTACAAACTAGGCAGCGCAAAATTTCGAGTTAAGGGCCAAATAACTGACCTAGAGCTGGACAACGACGCAACAAATATCGACTTTGAATGTATTGAATCTGGGATTTGCCCGCAGGAAGACTACGGCACACAAAACTACAAGGCCAATGAAAAAGAAGCTACCGATGAAATTGTCAGAATAAACGCCGCTATTCAAGCGCTGTTAAATTTAATCAATCAAACACCGCCGATACTTACGCCGTCGGCACAAGCGCGTATTAACGAGATAAATACCCGTGTTGCAGAAATAAACGCCCTTATTGATAGCATTGAAGAACTGCGTGATCGTAAATGGACCGCAGAAGAAATTGAGTCTATTACAAGTGACGATGGAAGTATATATGACCCTGTTGTTATTTTCTTCGCCAACAAAGTAGAAGCTGCACGAGAGCAGCGTCGCTTGCTACAGGTATATATCGATGACGAACTAGACAAACCATCTGCTCAACGCAATAGAGCAGCAATACGCAGCTGGAAAGAGGAAATCCGTGCTGTTAATAGGCGACTCAAGCACATAACGGCAAAACTGGATGAGGCCATCCGTCAATACGGCTTTGCAGATAACGGTAAAGGTCGCAGTCTCCGTGAAGATCGTAAAGCAAAACTACGTCGTATTCAAAAACTTAATGAAGAAATTGCAGACATTTACGGCAATTCCAGCAATGTCGATTCTGCAGCTACAGAGGCACGGGCAAACGGCTGGCGTGCGCAGATTGTGGCGTTGGAAGCCGAAAAAGCCGAGTATCAAGCTGTTCTAAACAATCCAGAACTTCAAAACGATTTCTTTAACACAAAGTGTTTAGTAAAAATCGAAGAGGCTTCATACGAAACAATTACACCATGCCGAATTGTCGACTTCGCCCTAAAAGCTCGCGTATTTAAACGTGTTCAAGGGCGAGCTAAAACATACGGAGAAGTTGAGACTAAAACATACAAAGATAGCGATAACGGGTACAAGATCCGCTCGATGTTTTTCTGGGTCTTGTACCGCCGCACTGGCGGCGCATGGGCCCGCGTACCACGTATTTTCGTCATCCGACGTGGAGCTGATCAAGATAACTACACCTTCCTCAAATTTATTGCTGACGACAACATTGGAAACTGGCAATTTAAGTTTGAACCGATTGCCGAAACAGCAGCGGAAATGCGCTATTACGGAGCCGCTGATTTTGCCTACATCGAAAACGCTGGCACAGTCCAGAATATTGCTGGCCCGGCTGGCGGCACCTTTACCTTCACAGGAAAACTACGCGCTCGCAACGGTTATCTAGCGCCCATTAATAAAAACCCGTCTGAAATTGACGAATGGAGCTTGTTCTCCATGCGCTCAGATACACAGCTAACTTTCAGTTTTGATAATGGACCAGAACTAGAAATTAAAGCTGTCACGGAACAATCCACCGAGGCGTTCAGCAACTATCCGGAGCTATATAACAATATGACCATGCTGGGCTTCAATGTCTATAGCGGTCAGGGCATCCAAGATCTGCGTTCCTTGAGCGTGTTCGTCAACAAAGGTCGCCTGGTACGCCGCCTGAATGACGATGGCAGCTACAGCTCCACGCCAGATACAGCTTCCAGTTTTGCGCCTGAGATCTTCCTAGATACCATTCTTGACACGGTGGATGGCATTGGACAGTTCGCCAAGATCGAAGGAATTGATTTATCCGCATTGGCACTGGCTAAACGTTTTTGCCAGCGCAACAATTTGTTCTTTGACGGTGTGATTGCCGAGCCAACATCTTGGCGTCAATTCTGGGCAGAAGTTGGTCCGTACAGCCTGCTGGAGCTTGGTCGTATTGGTGGCAAGGAAACGCTCATTCCTGCAGTGCCCTGTGACAACAGCGGCAACATTACCCGCACGGTGCCAATCCGCGCCATGTTTACCGCAGGCAACATTCTGGAGGATTCCTATAAAGAGGAATTTATTGACTACGGCAGCAGCGTTCAGGATCTTATCGCCACGGTGATTTATCGCAACACAGAACGTGACGGCGTGTTTCCGCGTAATGCCAGCGTTGATGTAAGCCTTGTTGGCGTAACAGAAGCAACGGCGATCCGCCAGACGTTTGATCTATCGCAGTACGTCACCAACAGAAATCAGGCGATCATGTACGCCAAGCTGTTGTGCCAGCAACGCCGTAACATTCGCCGCAATATCGAGTTTAAAACATTCCCGACCGACAGCCCGCTATCTCCTGGTGCCTACATCTACGTTGATGCCGGTCTTCAGGAATGGCAGGGCATCTACAGCGGACAGGTTGAATCGGGTGGCGCGTTAAACATCCCGCTGGCAGACGTAATCCCCAATGGCAGCTACAGCGTTTTGCTTTACAAGGACGGTCAAAGCGTTGTTACCACAACCGCCAGCATCAGCTCCAACGTGGCTAGTTCCCTTGCCGTTTACGAAGGCTGGCTATTTGTGCTTGGGACACCTGCCAAGGCAAAGCGCACCTTCCGTGTGGTCGAAGTCCAGATGGACGAGGAAGGCGAAGTCAGCGTTCGGGCTGTGGAGCATCCCTGCGATAACTCCGGTCAAAGCCTGATCGCTGACTTTAGCGACGGTCTATTTACCATCCGCTAGCCTGAAACTACGCATAGCGCAGTCCGATGGGTTTTTACACAGGTCGATCCGGCTCCCTCGTGATTGACAGTAAACCTGTCGCCAAGATCCGCGATTGGTCGCTGGATACGACCGTAGAGCTGATCAATACCAACACCGTCGATAGCACCAGCAATACTTTTGTCCCTGGCATCAAAAGCGCCACCGGCAGCGCCACGCTGGTGTACTACAGGCTTGAAGCCGGCGAATCCGCTACCTACAGCCAGTTCACCGCACTCTTGAGCAAGATCCAAAAGGTTGGCGCTGTTGCCGAATCTGACCGTGTACTGATGGAACTGCGCGTGGGCAGCAACGCCAACGACAACATCCAGTTTTACGCCTACATCACTTCTGCACAGGTGGCAGTTTCTACAGGCGAACTAACTTCCGTGCCAATTCAATTTACGGTTGACGGCGACTTTATTGCCGGAGGCGTAATCGCATGACGGTTTTTCTTGGTGTTCACGGCACCGTAAAACTGCGGCGAAATACTGGCGCTGTCCCAGTGCAAGTTGCAGACAGTATTAATCCGTCAGACGTTACAACGACACTAAATAGGATCGGTCTAGATACATCGCTAGACAACATCCTTACCGGCGACCGTTTGGACATTTCAACAGCAGACGCACGAGGCTTGGAGTGTTTCGCGCCAGGATCTTGGTTGTCTGGAACGGTCGAAAAAGAAATCTCCGCTTACGTCAACATCAACAACGCCGGTGGCCTGCGGTTTTTCCCGACATTTTCTGACGCCGTAAACAACAACAGGTCTGCTGAGCTAACGGTTTATGCCTTTACTGGCGCACCGATTGCGATCACGTACACAATCCGCGACGTTAGTTACAACACGCTGGGTAACGTCACCAGCTATCAACTAAATACCGACCGTGAAGCACTGGATGTAACCAGCCTTAGTGATAAATTTCGCAATCAGTATGCCGCCGGGCTGATTAGCGGCTCTGGCACAATCGACTGCTTTTTTGATTACACCAGTGACGGCTCCAAGGAATCACCGTTACTGATGCTGCAGCTGATCCAGCGTTTAGACATTGGCAGCGAATTTGACTGTGCTTTTTATTTGACCGACTCAGAAATTACGCCTGAGACGCAGACGATTTTTTACCAGACCACTGCGATGGTGACTCGTGCTGGGGTCACGGTCAACACAACCGACACAATCCAGTGCGCAATTGATTTTGTGACGACCGGAGAAATCCGGTTGCTTGTCGGCAGACCTGCTGATTACATCCTTAAGGAAGACGACGACCGTATCCAACTGGAGCAGTCACTCGACTTTCTGCTTCAGGAAGCTACTGACTAAACTGATTTTACGGCCGCAGGCACCGGAGGCTTTACCTTGTCCGACCAACGCATTACGCAGTTACCTGCCCTTCCGGCTGCGTCTGCGGCGGCCACCGACGTACTGCCTGTTGCTGACGTATCAGCCAGCCAGACCAAAAAGATCACGGTCAAGGATCTTGTTGATGCCGGTCTTGACCTTGTAGACGCCAGCAGTATTGATCTTTCCAAGCTGGATCAGTCCAGCACTACCAAGATTGGCGCTACTGCCCTTGCTTCCGGCGCTGTTACTGCCACCAAACTCGCTGCTGATTCCAGCATTGCGGTTGATACCACAGCTCCAGTCAGCGACAACTTTGAAGGTCGCGGCTACTTCAACAGCAGCACTGGAGCACTCCAAGTTTATAGCGGTGGTGCCTTCGCAAACGTCAACGCGACCATCGCCAATGACGCTGTAACCACAGCAAAAATCCTTGACGGCGCAGTCACAACTGCAAAGTGCGACAGCCTCGGCACGGCAGCACTGGCAAACGGCGCAGTCACCTACGCCAAGATCCAAGACGTTTCCGCCACGGACAAACTGCTGGGACGCAGCAGCGCAGGATCCGGCGACGTTGAGGAAATTACGTGTACTGCAGCGGGTCGGGCACTACTTGACGACGCCGACGCCACCGCCCAACGCGCCACGCTTGGACTGGGAACTCTTGCTACACAGTCCGGAACATTCTCTGGCACGCACAGCGGCACCAGTTCCGGCACCAACACTGGCGACCAAACGATCACGCTGACCGGCGACGTTACCGGCTCGGGCACTGGCTCATTTGCGGCAACCATTGCTAGCGCTGCTGTAACTGAGGCAAAGCTGGCCAGTAACGCTGTAACCACAGCCAAGATCGTTGATGACGCTGTAACTGCCGGCAAACTTGCGGACGATAGTGCCACCATTGTCAGCAACGTAACTCCAAGCGGTTCTGGCGCATTTTCTGGTCAACAGTGGCTTAACACCGCAACTGGTTACGGATATACCTGGACCGGCAGCACTTGGCAGCGGCAATCAGCACTGAACGAAATTACGATCACGGAGTCAACTCCACTTGAATTTGCTGTTACCTATCCAGACAACTTCACTGCTGCTGTTGACGTAACGCTTAACACCCAATCCGCTAATACTGTCTGGGCTGGTCCTACCAGCGGCGCGTCTACAACACCTGCTTTCCGCGCATTAGTTCCTGGGGATTTACCAGACGCTACCGGCAGCACCAAGGGCATTATTCAACCTGGCACAGGTCTTGCGGTTAGCAGTGGCACGCTCAACCACAGCAATAGCGCAACTGCTGGCACCTACTCCAAGGTGACAATTGACGCCCAAGGTCATGTTGTAACTGGTGCAGCAATCGAAGCTGCTGATATTCCAAACCTTGATGCCAGCAAGATCACAAGCGGTGAATTTGCCGCTGCACGCATCGCCAACAATGCGATCACTGGCGCAAAAGTTGCCGACTATGCCGTCTCACTGTTTGGTGAATCGCAGCCTACCGCCGAACACATTGGTCAGTTCTTCTTTAACCCGCTAACTCGTGATCTGTTCCTGTGGGACGGAAACGTTTACCAGCCGGTCGGTATTAGCGCCGGTGAAATTATCCTCGCTGGCACTTATGACGCAAACACCAACCTGCTGGATTCCGTAACGGCTGAGGGTACGGCAGCAGGCTTTACATCTGGCGCAGCTCTTCCTGCAGCAGCCACAAACAACAACCGTTATTACGTTGTCGTTAGCCAAACCGGAACTGGCACGGCTCCCGCACCAGCTGTTGCACTGGAACCGCCCGACATTCTTCTGTCAAACGGAACCAGTTATGTCCTGATCGAAACGTCGGAAACAATTGTTGCTCAGATCGCATCGAACGTCGGCTTTACGCCTACTGGCAACATCGCCAGCACAAACGTTCAGGGCGCCATTACCGAACTAGATAACGAGAAAGTCGCTAAAGCCGGCGACACCATGACCGGCAACCTAGCGATGGGTACTGGCACCACCATCATTTTTGAAGGTTCCACTGCCAACGATTACGAAACCACGCTGACCGTTACCGATCCCACGGCTGACCGGACAATCACACTGCCGAATAGCACTGGCACGGTGGCGTTGACCAGCGATCTCGACGACGGGACTTATTAAGGAGAGTCGTTACAGTTAGAAGGTAATTTCCGGCCTGCGGGCGTTAAGGAATGGCTCTTCAGCACCTTCGTAGCGGCACTGCCGATAAGCGCCCGACTCCTGGCGCAATGTCCGATGGGCAACTAGCAATCAATACAAACGCCACAAGCACAGGCCTGTTTTTCAAAGACAGTGCTGGCGCCCTTGTAAAGGTTGGCCCCGTCCACATTGGTACGACTGCCCCAAACGCTACACCCGCAACAGGCGGTGAAGCTGGTAACAGTGTCGGCGAACAGTGGCTTGATACTTCTGGCGGAGGCTACTCCTTAAAAATCTGGGACGGCTCAGCATGGCGCAGTGAAGCCGGCGAGTTCGTCAACGCCAGCGGTGACACGATGACTGGCGCGCTGGTAATGGATAACCAGCAACAGGTCCGTTTCCGCGAAACTACCGCTAACGGCACCAACTACATCGCGCTGCAGGCACCAGCGTCGGTTGCTTCGGATAAGACGATCACGCTGCCTGATGTAACTGGTACTGTCGTCACCACGGGTGACACCGGCAGCATTACAAGCACAATGATTGCCGATTCCACGATTGTGGATGGCGATATTTCGGCAAGTGCTGAAATTGCTGTTTCTAAGTTGGCTGATGGCGCAGCTCGTCAACTGCTGCAAACTGATGCTGCTGGAACTGGTGTTGAGTGGACCAACAATGTCGATGTACCTGGGACACTGGATGTAACCAGCACTGCAACATTTGACAGCATTATTAGCGCATCTGCTGGCGCGGCTGCAACACCAAGCATTGCATTTACCGGCGACACAAACACTGGTATTTATTCACCCGGCGCAGATCAATTAGCCATCTCG